CTTCAGGTAAAAATAAACTTCTGATCCGTGGTCCAAGGTCTTTGTTCCTTGCAGGTATCTGCTGTAAGTTTGGATTATTCATACTGAATCTTCCTGTAACTGTACCACCACTATCACCACGTAATTGGTTTATCTCTGCATGTATTCTACCTTTGCCAGAGTATTTTAATATTGTATCTAAAAATGTAGTATGTGCTTTGTTAATCTCTCTTGCTTTTGCAATAGCTTGTACAAGTTTGTGTGGGTGATTAGCTAAAAAGTTTTTAGTGAAACTTGGTGCCTTTGTCTTCTCTGTCCTGTCATAAGGTAAACCTAGTTTATCAAATATTTTTGCAATAGATCTTGCTGCCCAGATTTGTACTTCTTGTCCTGTCTCAGCATATATACCACCTAGTAATCTCTTCTCTTCTTCAACCATTTGTTTTTTCTCTTGTGCTGCACGTTCAACATCCACACGTACACCTAAAAATCTCATGTCAACCAACACAGGAAACAGTTTAGTTTCCATATCAAATATATTCTGTATATCTTGGTGTAGTATTTGTTTTTTTAACTCCTGCCACAACTCAAATGTGAGTTGGGCGTCACGCTCTGCGTAAGCTCCAACGTACATAGCAGGGAGTTTATACATCTCTGCCTTAGGATCTACACCCCAAGACTTTGCAGCTTCGTATAGTGCGGTCTCGTCTTTACCTTTACCAACATAATCTCTACCACAACCATTTAAATCATATCTAAATCTATTCTCATCAACCAATGATGCAGCTATCATTGTGTCTACAATCTTACCGTTTATCTTAAGTCCTAATGCTCTTATCCAACATACGTCATACATTGCATTGTGAAATATTTTTGTAGCTGGTGTATTGAGTTGGTCCTGTAACCATTTTAAAACCATCTTACGATCCATGTTACCACCACCTTCATGTGCTATTGGATAGTATGCACACCAATCTTGTGTGGCTAAAGATATACCAACAACTTCACCCTCACCTACAACAGAACCAGATCCCATTCTTTTATTTAAGTTTGGATCTTTTGTTTCTAAGTCGATAGCAATCTCATCATACTTTGATAGATCTGGAAAATCTTGCGGCGGTAGCCATTCTGTTTGTGGTTTAAATAAAATTTTCACTTTCTTCCTTCCATTTTTTATAACCTTCTGCCCAACTTTCTTTTTCTTCTGGCGTACTATCTTGTAACTTCTTTTTCTCTAATTCGCAATAGTGGATAATCTTATCTAAATCCTCTACTCCGTTTTTGTGCATGTACCTACAAACGTACTTCACAACACATCCTTGAAAAAAGGAAAGATTATTTTTTGAAATAAATTCGTACGGCTGAATACGAAAATACATGTAATGAGATCCTCCTACCTGGACATTCTCTGGTTCTGCATCTTTAAACAAACTTGTGTCTGTCATATTTTATATCCTTTATAGTTATCTTTTGGTCTGACAATGTGCAGATGTGTTTTAGTTCTTGTTGCTCCAACATAAAACAATCTGTTTTCATCATCAGGATTTTTTTCGTAGTTGATTTGTGTGTTTCTAGATAGGTCAGTCAGCAGCACTACGTTATCTTGCTCACCACCTTTCACACCATGTATTGTTGATAATACAATACGTGGAGATGAATTTAATTTCTCACCGTTTTCTCTCATTCTTCTTATGTATCTAATGCTTCTACTAGGTGCTTGGTCAAAAGCTTCATACCAAATTTTATCTGTTCTCAACCACTGACGTTCTCTTAGTTCAGGTAGACCATACATCCCGTCCTTGTCCATATATTTTAAAGATTGCTTCTCAAAATGGTTTTGTGACATATAAGATGCAATTCTAACAACTTGATCATAATTTATATTCACACCTTTACGCACATTTTCCCAATCGATTACAGCTTTGTATAGGTCTTGTTCTTTATTTGTTTTAAATTTGTTCTGATAATACAACCCTTGGGAGTAAAGAGTTTCTTCTACATCAGCCAACATAAATTTTGTTCTTGCTAACACTAGCCAATTACCTTGTTTCATGTTAATCTGTTTGAACTCATCATAATATGAAAGCAAACCTCTTTGTGTTTTTGGTCTCCACTCTTTTGGTAATCTATGTTGTATTTTGTTTACTATCTTTGAAGCAATATCATGGACTACCTGCGGTATTCGGTATGACTGTGTCAATTGCATCACCTTACCCTTCTGTGCAATAAAACTATCTACGTCTGCACCAGCCCATTTAAATATAGCTTGATCATCATCACCTGCAATATAAGTATCTTGTGTCTTGTCCCATATAGATCTTGCCATTTGCCATTGTGATCTAGATAAATCTTGTGCCTCATCTATAAAAACTACATCAAATCTAGGAGATCTGTCCATCTTTACAAATTCTGTAATCATGTCCGTAAAATCAATTAAGTTATAATCTTTTTTGTATTGATCTAAATCATGTGCAAATTGTTTTAAAACTTTTATATCTACTAATTGTGTGTGCTCATGTTTTTTAAATTGTTCTTCTGGTGTAATGCCACGTAGCTTAGCTAATTGTATAATACGTAGTATGTCGCTCTTAGTTGTAAACAAACCAGAGTGTTCGTTCTCATACTCATGATAATCCACAATCAAATTTGCTTTTTTACCTAGATCTTCATAGTGTCTACGCTGCATAACTTCATCTTTACGTATACCCAGTCTTCTAAATGCTAATGAGTGTAGGGTTCTAAAATATGGCAGGTCATCCTCACTAAAATTAAATTTAGACATAGCTCTATTCCTAGCTTCGTATGCAGCTTTTTGTGTGAATGAAAAGTAACCAATCTTATCAGGATCAGTTTGTTTTAAATATTTATCTACTTCGTTTAATAATGTCGTGGTCTTACCTGTACCAGGGGGACCCAATACAATAGTTTTCAAAACGCATCCTCCTGTTTAAAGACTCTGTCTTTTGGTTTGAATGATTCTTTCTCAAATTCTGGTAATCTTATTACACTAATTTTTTTCTTTGGTAATGCCACTCTGTAGTTTGTATCATAACCACAATGTTCTCTCAACACGTAAAGAGTAAACTGAGGTTTCTCAGGCCACTTATGTCTTGCTAAGTATTGATAGAAAAAATTTGTAAATACAAAATGGTGGTGTGCTTGATAGTTCCAAACATTACCTGCTTCAAGATCCTCTCTTGTTGCACCTGACGTTGCTCTACCCAAACAATAATTCTCTACATGTTGTTTAAGTTGTTCTATCATACTAGACCCTGCAGGAGCTTCTACCTCTTCTTTATTCATCATCAAAAGATTTATCATCTCATCAAAATCTTTTGGTTTTATCTTTGGTGGCTTTGTATAGATCTGATTCATACATGCTCGTATGAAAAGTCTTTGCTCTTGTAGATCCTCTGCTTTTAATTCTATTCTTTCTCCGTCTACATTTAATCTATATATTGGTGGCTCTGTCTTTACTACTTGTAAATCTTTTAGTGGCGGAAACATAGATTGTGTACCTATGCCAAACTTCCTAGTCTTACATAATTGTTTATCACAGTGATTACACATAGGTTCTTCTGTGCATTTGAAACCATATTCTTTATTGTCTTTTCTAAATTTTGTTATCTCATCATGTCTATATGGATTTACAAAATGTTTGTGATTAAAAATATCTAGCTTGTCTGCCCAGCTTTCTGGCCATTTCTTTTTAGCATAAACTCTGTATTGAAACATAACTCTGTCTCTACCATCATCTAATTTTTCTTTTGTTAAAGATTCTAAACAAGGTGGTCCATCATCATATTCTGATTCAGGTCTTTTTATAACTAAGTTTTGTAATTGTTCTGGAGTTATTTCTACAATGTTTTGTAAAAATTGTGGAAGTGTAACAGCTTCACCAGAAGAATTAAAGCAATATCTTACCGTACTTTCATGATTAAAATATGGTAAGTTTAAAAAATTTCCTGTATCATCTTTGGATTTTAATTCAATTTGTTTTGGAAAAACTTCAGAGTTTCCATAACCTAAAACTGCACTGATAGATATCAATCTATCTCTCATTAGTTTTGCAGGTACAAAATCTTTTGTAAATAAAAATACATGGGCACCACCTGATTTAGAATTAAATACCATCAGTGGTAAGTGCATAGATTTTATTTTATTAATTAATTTTTTGTGATTGAATTCTGCATACACATCTATGTCTATGCATCCCCATCTACATTCATTGTTCTCGTTGATGGGTATAATACCTAAACTAGGCTCAATACCTTTTAAGTGATCGTCCCAATGCTTATCAGTTACAATTTCTGTTTTAACAAAGGACTTGCCTTTGACCTTTAAGCCATCGACACCCTTCTTGTCCACATAAGTGCAACCATGTGCTCGCTCTAATCCTGTAAATATCTTTCTAAAATCTTCCATATTTTTTTGGGGCCGGATCCAGTCTCCCATCCCCGGCCCTCTATCTTCCAGTGGAAGTTTTTAGTACGGTGAATCGGATTTGGATTCTTGCTCTCCGTGTTTTACTTTAACATCACCCTTTGAAACATTCGCTCCAAAGTCTTTTGCTATTTTGTAAATACCCGGATCACTAATAGGTCCAACTCTAGACACATCCCAGCCAAACCATGTGCCCTTGTCGTTAGACTGTTGCACAGTTTTTAACTTATAAATGTGGCTATATGTTGGCGGTGTGAACATACCGTTCTTACCTTGCATTTTCAGACCCATCATCATTGAGTTCCATTTTCTACTCACTTTTAATTGAGTAGCTTTCATAGAAAGCAATGCTGTAGTTGGACTGTCGCCAAGTATAACTACGAAATGACTAGCTGTGTTTTCAAGATAGTTACCATTTGCTAATCTATCTTTATTAAACTTGTCTCTTGTAGTTGACGGTAAGTCGTCCCCAGCATCATATATTTTTACTGGAGCACCTTGACTCTCACCTCTATCTTGCCATTCAATGTGCTGCCTTTTATAGTGCACTGGCACGACATCTATCCCTTTAACGCCATCATAAACCTCGCCTGTAACGGTGTTTATAATCATACCGGGTTCTGCCCCCTCGACATGTTTAGCATCTCGCTTGTTGCATTCAGGAGATAGTTGGCCAAGGACTTTTAAGAATGGTAACGCAAGATCTTCTTGCGTCATATTCAAACCTTGACCCGCATCAGCTTCAAATAAATTTGTGCTGATCTCGTTTTTCTTTTTTTCTTGTACTTCACTCATGGTTATTGTTTCCTTTTTATTGTTGTTTTGTTTCCAATGAATACATTGAAAAGTTCCGTTGGCATTTCTTTTCCTGCCTCGATACGTTCACGGACTAACGCTTTGAGAGTCATAGGCTCGACCTTCAGTTTTTGCTGAGGTTCGAGACCCTGACCCTTTGCAAGTTCGGCATAATCAGCCGCCTTGTTATCCTCGTTGCGACCAAAGGATACGGATATCTCGTTTTTGATTATATCCCCTAGCCCATTCTCACGAAGCCATTTAAACGCGTTCTCTTTATTTGCTTGAGTTATCGTCGCGCTATAATTTGTTTTTACTTCTATAGAAGATCCGTCTTGTAATTTAAGATAGGATAAACCCATCTCAGATAACATCGTCGGTATAACTTCACCCGATAGAAGTTCTATGTCTTTTTTCTTTTGTTTGATTGAGTCCTCTTGGACTTCTAATTGTTTTTGGTGTGCTTGCAGTTCTTTTATTTTATCTGCAAGTTTATTAATATTGGTTGTTTTATCCAATACCTCTTCCTGATCTTTCTCAAAATCAATCGTCATTCTTTGCTCCTGTTCCGTACAAATCAACCTCAATCGGATAGTATCTTTTCTCTTGTCTATCCCACTTTAAGAGATTGAATCTGCCATTTGTTATATCTGATACCAAACTGCAGACAACGCCTATTATAGCAGGATCTCCTGTTAATAACAAGTGGTCTGTTGGTTTGAAATCTTTTAATAAAGATTTTAATTTAAAAATAAGAGGACCAGGTGAAAAAATCATTTGTGATCTTTCGTCCAATAAAAATTTTAACTTACCATATTCTGCTGCGCCCATAATATTAAATTTAGGACGGCCTTCTCTTGTGCCTGCAATTTCTTGCACAACATAAACATGAGGTAACCTTTCTTTTTTTAGGTCGGAGTAATTAATACTTTCTCTTACTTTCATACTTGACTATTTATTATAATCCTATATATATGTCAATAGAAAGTTATGAATTATAAATTTAAAAAGAAGCCATATGCTCACCAACTTACTGCGTTGGAAAAATCTTGGAATAGAGATAACTTTGCATATTTTATGGAAATGGGAACTGGCAAAACAAAAGTTCTAATTGATAATTTATCAATGCTTTACGATAAAGGTAAGGTAGATGGTGCTTTAGTTATTGCACCTAAAGGTGTTGTGGGTACTTGGTACAATCAAGAGTTGCCTAATCACTTACCAGACCATATAGAAAATGTGACGGTTTTGTGGCAAGCAAATATAAATAAAAAACAACAATCAAAGTTAGATAGACTGTTCGAAACGGGTCAAGATTTACACATACTTATAATGAATGTAGAAGCTTTTAGTACAGACAAAGGACGTATATTTGCAGCTAAATTTTTAAGATCGCACAAGTCGCTAATAGCTATTGATGAGTCTACTACAATTAAAAACCCTAAAGCAAAAAGAACAAAGAATATATTGTCTCTGTCTGGTTTAGCTAAATATAAAAGAATTATGACAGGATCTCCTGTTACTAAAAATCCCTTAGACTTATACTCTCAGTGTGAGTTTCTAGATCCTAGACTATTAGACTTTGCTTCATACTATAGTTTTAGAAACAGGTATGCAGAAATGAAAACTATGCATGTGTCCGGACGATCAATACAAGTTGTAAGTAAATTCAGACATCTTGATGAGCTGGCTGACACGTTAAAACCTTTTTCTTACAGAGTTTTAAAACAAGATTGTTTAG